CTGTTTTTGAGGCTCTCGTTATTTTAAATCCAAATAAATTCGCCATAATACTCCGTAATCAATATTAAATATTTATACGGATCTTATGTCGTAGTATTTGATTCAAAATATTGGTATCTCCAAGTTGCTTCAAATTCTTCAACAGCATCATTTCCATCGTAAGTTAATTCGATAGGAGCTAATGTCATTGGGAATAACCCTCTGAATGTATAGGATTTGATGATTGCACCAGCTCTGTCTAATTGATCCACGAATGCATCAACTTGATAGTCAGCTGGGTTTTCTAATCCACTATTATCCGACAATGAATTAATTTCATTCATCCACCGTTCTACAGCGTTCCGAATGAGAAAATCAGTATCGTTAATGATAGTAGTTGTCCATGTTTCAAAAGTCCTATCTCCTGCAACATACAGGGATCGTCCTCTGAATGGAACTGCAACCTCACCTATTGTCATTCCAGGCAAATTAGTTGAACGACAGAGATAAGACATAACTCTTGTCTCACCACCTGTAGCTGCATAGCCAGGAAAGGGCATAGTAACCGAAAACTGATTACCTCTTGCACCACCACCTTTTAAAGTTGCTTTAAAATCGTTAATATTTGCCATTTATCCTCCTATGCCCCAACTACTTCACTGAATGCAACACCAGTTTTCGTGGCGATGAAATTCAGAGAAATAAAGTTAATAGACCGAGCAGGCTTAACGTAAATATCAGCGATAAACTCGTTACGATCAATAACCGAGCCGGGGTTATTGGTTTCGTCACATACTGCCAAGAAGTCAGTAATACCCCTTCGTCCTTGGACATCCCTCAAGAAAGGTTCAATCATGTTTCTAAATCCTGCCCGTGTGAACTCATCGTTGAACTCAAACAGTTGGAATTTAGCAGCAGTTGCGATTGCTTTTTCCAGAGTAATAAACAACCTTCGTACATTGATTCTATCAAATGCACTTGGTTTTGATTGTGCAGTTTTGTCTCCATACAGAACTGTTCCTTGGCCGGGGAAAGTACAAACAGGATTAATTCTCGACTTATAGAGAATATCCCGATTTCCCTTTTGAGGATTATAAGCAAGTTTTACAACTCCCCTAATTTGTCCTCTCGTAAACCCAGCGGGTGAATACCAAGGGTCTGCAACAGTATCAGTTCTTGCACAAAGACCAGCAATATCACCATTCAATGGAATCCACCGATAAGTGTCATTGTATTTGTCGTATGTGTATTTGTATCCACTATCGAATACTGCATAAGAACTGGAAGTAAAAGTACTGTAATAGTCTTTTACACGATTTGTTTGTTCAACCTCAGTTGTGACATTAACCACATCAGTTGCTTCAGGTGAAACAAAACATACTGCATCTTTACGTTCAGTACACATATCTACTGCATACTTAGCTTCAGTTGCACCAGCTTTTCCACAAATGAACAGATTTAAATCAATTGTTTCTGAATCTTTGAAACGGTCAATTCCTAACTGAACCTCGCCAGGATCTAATGACATATCATCAGTACCATTGGTGAGTGAATCTTCAAATGCACCAGTAATGTCAGTGAATGTTATACCTACACCAGTTCCACCCCAATTTGTACCTGAGGCATGGTGATCGGTTACATAAATGTAATCTGAACTGTTATATATTACATTGACATAATAATTATCTGAACCATCTTCTGCAAGAGCATCAGATGCTTTTGATAATCCTGTCCATGTTTCCAGAGGTTCGCCAGGAATTCCTGAAATTACCCCATCTTCATCTATGATTATAATATGCATTTCGTCATCAGCACCACCTCTGTCTGAAACCCATGTTGAAGTGCCGGGCGCTGAATCAAACTTGTCATAATGTTCCCATCGTCTGCGAACATTAGTTGCATCAGCAATATCATTTGTTAATCCACCAGCTTTATTGGTAACACCATGTCTTTCAATATTTAATTTATTACCAGAAGCTTTAGAAGTTATTCTATATTCCTGTCCATTTGATTCTTGAAGATAAATGATATCTCCAACACTATAAAGAAGAGCACCTTCTTCTCCAGAACCACTTGCACCATTATCTACTACAATTTGTGTATCTCCAGCATCAAAAGCACCTTCAACTACACCAACTGTATCCGAAGCCCCTGTAATAGTAGATTCAAATGCAGCTGCATCTGGACAAACGGCAACTTTTAAACTGTTACCCCAAGCACCAGCTGTTTTTGCAACAAATCTTCCTACAGTCGTTGCATTGGCATCAGCACCAATATATGGCCCCGTTGTGCCATCCCCATCTTTATAATGGGTTGTATTTTTTATTAACAATCCAGTATCCCCAGCAGTTGCATTTTTCAATGTAGCAGTAGAAGGTCGAACCACCCTCAGAGCATTTCCATACCCCAAAAATGAAGCTGCAGCCAACCAATCCTCAAATTGGCTGCCTGTAGTATTAGGTTTCCCAAATATGGAAACTAATTCTTCTTCCGAACTAATTGCTGTGATTTCGTCAACAGGACCACGTTCTGCGGCCATGACTATACCACCAATAGAAGTTGCAACAGCAGGAACTACGTTTGTTAAGTCTTTTTCTCTTACCTGTACACCAGGCGAAACTTGAAACGCCATTCCATC